TATGGAGATCCTGGTGTTGGTAAGACGTACTTGTGTGGAACAGCAGAGGATCACGAGAAAACGAGTCCCGTCCTCCTTATCGACATTGAGGGCGGTACAAAGACAATTCGCAATCGTAACATCGACGTATTATCCGCGCGTTCGCTCAACGACGTGCAGAAAATCTACAACACGTTAGTTAAAGCTGAAAAGGATATGTACTATCAGACAGTCATCCTTGACTCTTTGACTGAACTACAGAAGTTAGATATGCGCTTCGTTATGAAGCAAGCGAAGGATAAAGCGAAGGACCCGGATAAGGTCGATATTGACGTACCTTCGCAGCGTGAGTGGGGAATCACGCTTAACCACACAAGGGCGATTGTGCGAGGGTTCCGCGATCTACCATGCAACACCATCATTACGTGTCTTGCACATGAAACGATGGATGATAACGGTAACCTCGCAGGAGTATTCCCTTCCGTACCGGGTAAGGCTAAGGCAGAGGTTCCAGGCTTTATGGATATTGTCGGCTATTACTCAGTAAGGATGCAAGGGACAGAGAAGGTAAGGAGGTTGCAATTCGCAAAGACCGCTAAGGTAATAGCGAAGGACAGGACGGACACGTTAGGAGACTACATTGATGATCCGACCTTTCCACAGATTTTCGATATCGTACACAAAGGAGAGAACTAGTGGCAGGCTTGCTTAACCTCACTGACGCAGAAGAGTCAGGGTTTGACGCACTTCCCGCAGGTACGTATCTGTGTGAGCTGTTTAGTCACGAAATGGCCGAGACTAAGGGTCGTGAGGGTTCTGCACTTCCCGCAGGAACTCCGATGCTTAAGATGCAGTTCAAGGTTGTTTCGAATGATGATGGTAATACGGAAATCGAGGATGATGGTAAGACCATCTCCCTTGAGAACCGTCGGCTGTTTGGTCAGTGGGTCATCGCACCACAGGAAATCAATGGTGAGCCTTACAAGCACTACAAGATGATGAATGGTCAGCTTGTTTCGCTTTTCAAGGCTCTCGGTTACGAGGAAGAGACTATCCGCGCGAAAAAGGGTTTCGATCCTAACTTCGAGGATGACTACGGTAAGCAGGTTCTCGTGACTGTCGGACGTGACACGGATTATAACAGTAATCCTGTCAAGAAGGTTAAGCCTGTTGGTGAAGGTGTCGGCGCAGGCGCGCTCCTGTAACTGACGTTGCGATATAAAACGGGGCTATCTTCGGGTAGCCCCGTTTTCGCATCTTATGGCTACTTCTACTGAACTTCGATACCAGTTCTTTGAGTACCTATTTGGCGCTCAGAGGGGTTACGTCTGCATTTGTACGGCTCCGCCGGATAATCCAAGAGCAGACTTTAAACAGAAATTTTTTGCTTGGCCTGAACAGAAGGACGAGTTACAGAAGTTCGTAGACAAAGCAGCTTTACACTTAAACGTGTGGTTCGGTGTGAATATGCTCTCTGCTGAGAAACGTCGCAAAGAGTTCTGTATTCCAGACAATCTCGTTTGGTGCGATGTTGATACGTGCGACCCAGCAAAGCTAACACCGCAGCCTTCTATCCTTATCGAGTCTAGTCCTGGTAGGTTTCAAGCAATCTGGAGACTCGAAGAGGATGTAGTACCAGAGATAGCTGCTGATTACTCAAAGCGTATCGCTTACCGATATAGGAACGATGGTGCAGATCCGTCAGGTTGGGATCTGACACAGCTTTTACGTGTTCCTTTCTCGTATAACTTTAAATATCAGCGCAACGATGCTCCACCACCACAGGTTAGATTAATCCACGCTTTCGATACTCTCGTACCTCTCGAGCTTTTCGAGGAAATCGAGCCGGCGCCAGTTACGGAGGATGCCTTAGATTTCGCGGGGATGCCGGAGCTAGATAAGTTGCCGGGGCGAGAAGCGATTGAGTATAAATACTGGATCGAGTTACAAAAGACGCCTTATGCACAAGTCGTAGGTATCGAACCGGAAATTGGCGTAGACGATTGGTCGAAGATCCTGTGGCGGTTGATAAATATCTGCCTTGAAGCGGGAATGTCAGAAGAAGAGACTTTCGTCGTTGCGATGGAAGCGCCATGTAACAAATATGCGCGAGACAACAGACCACCGCGGTACTTATGGCGTGATGTTGTTAAGGCAGCTTCATCACAGAAGCACCTTACCATCATAACGAGCGACTTTATCCCGCTTACGATGCCAACGCTAATTGACGAGGAACCCGCCAGATACCTGATAGATGACTACAAAGACTGGGCTGTCCACGCAACCGATGCTATCCCAGTTTTCCACGAGTTGGGAGCTTTTATCCTCTTATCGTCAATCGTCGCGGGTACTGTTAGACTTGAAGCATCCTATGGCAAAGTGGTTCCTAACCTGTGGGGGTTGATATTAGGGGACTCGACGTTAACTCGTAAAACTACGGCTATGCGTATGGTCACTGATCTTATGCAGGAAATGGATGAAGATGTTATTCTTGCAACGGATGGAAGTGCAGAAGGTTTGCTTAGTGGACTCAGCACCAGACCTGGACGTGTATCCGTTTACTTCAGGGACGAAGTCTCCGGGTTTTTTGACTCGATTAATCGCAAAGATTATTTGGCGGGAATGCCAGAGGTACTTACCCACCTCTACGATGTCCCAAAGGTCTACAAAAGGGCTCTCCGTAAAGAGCAGATTACTATTAGCAATCCTGTTTTCATTTTCTTCGGTGGCGGAATACGAGATAAAGTTCACAGCTTACTCGGGGAAGAATACGTATTATCTGGATTTCTCCCTAGGTTCCTTATCGTCTCCGGTGACGCAGATATCAGTAGAATCCGCTCAACCGGCCCAGCATCTAAAACTTTAGATGAGCAGAAAATGAAGTTACAACATACGTTTGCGGATATCAAGGAAGCGTACAATACTCCTACTACCGCCAACGTAGTCGGACAGAACATAATTATCGAGCCAGAGTACGAAGCGATGATGACTGATGATGCGTGGAAGTTGTACCAGGAAATCGAGTTGAAGCTAGTAACTCATGCAAGCGAGTCATCTCTGCAAATGCTGGCGATGCCGACATTCGAGAGAATGTCTCGGTCAATGATGAAGATGGCTGTTATCCTAGCTTGTACTCGGCAAGAGCCAGAAGGGTTACTTGTCCAGGTAACGCGAGCTGATGTTGTCAAAGCAGCTTCGTACATTCAAGACTGGGGCCGCTGGTCTGTAGATTTAATTCTGAATGCAGGTAAATCTGCAACTACTCGCACGTTGGACAAGATCCGCAGAACTATCGTAAATGATCCGGGTATCATGCGTGGTAAGCTTATGCAGATTCATCATCTTACCAAGCGAGAAGCCGACGAAATCCTCAATACGTTGATTGACCGAGGAGAAGTCATGATGAAGAAGGAAGGGAAGGCTCAAAAGCTATGGCCGATGTAGACGATGTAGTCCGAGAGAAGAGAGCAAAGAAGTTCAAAGACGAGCAATGGGAAGTTTTTGAGGCAGAGCAGAATGCTTGGAACCTTGCAGAGTTACCGCATCCTAAGAATGTATTTGAGAAAGACGACTTTATTCTGATTTGCCGTATGGAGGCGTTTCGACGGGTCTTGCTCAAGTTAGGGATTATTCTTGAGGATGAATTGACTGGTGAGATGCATCAGGTAATGGCAGAGAAATTAGCAGAGGCGCGTCCACTACTTATACAGGCAAAAGCACAAGGTGCTATAGCTCAGCTTCCGAGATTGTTCGGACCTAACGGGGAGGTCCTCCATTGAGAATTACGTATTTCACAGAATACACAATAACAAACGTTTACGGTCCTTTCTGCCGTTTGTACGTTAAAGAGGTAAAACGGGAGTGGGGCGAAGCGTTCTGGACAGCGATGGACTTACTATGATTATCGGATTATGCGGTAAAAAGAACGCTGGCAAGGATACGGCGGCTAAGTACCTAGTCGATGAATACGGCTATACACGTATAAGCTTCGCAGATAAATTGAAAGAATCGGTAGCTGCGCTCTTTGGCATCTCACGCGAGAAAGTGGATGAATGGAAAGAGCGTGGAGAATATGCGGATAACATGGTTGTCCTGCAAATGGAATGGTTCGACTCTAGCGACCGTAATCCAGATCCCGCACTAGTACCAGCATACTCCAAGAATATCAATTGGCGTGAGTTTCTCCAGCGTTATGGTACAGAAGCCCACAGAAATATATTCGGCGGTAATTTTTGGGTAGATCAGGTTCTACCCATTTTCGGAGAAAGATCACCTTCTTATGGAGTAATGAGCAATGAGGATCTCGTAGTCTCAGATGTGAGATTCCCGAACGAAGCTGCACGTGTGAAGTATTACAAGGGCTTTGTCGTAGAAATTCGACGTCCGGCATTAGCTGAGGAAGATGAGCATATCTCCGAAGCTCAGGAGTTTGAGAAAGACTTCAGTCTCGTGAATGAAGAGGATAATCTAGAATACTTGTATGGTGGACTCGATAATCTAATGGGTCAGATAGCGACGACTAGGAGATAATATGGACTTAAATGAGTATCAAGACAAAGCACTCAGTACCGCGATGTTCAGTGAGGGTGCCACATTAATCGCAGAGCGAAGCAATCCAGATCAGTTGGGCGCCCTACTCGATGTATTCTACTGTTCGTTGAAATTGAATGGCGAAGCAGGAGAATTTGCAGAACTAGTTGCCAAGGCAATTCGAGATTACGACGGCGACTATGTATTCGCACCTGAACGGCTAGAACTAATGGCCGGCGAGCTTGGCGATGTTCTGTGGTATGTAGCTGTTCTCGCGGATCAGATGGGTATGTCACTTGATGAGCTTGCACAGCATAATGTGAATAAGCTCCAGTCTCGCAAGGAACGAGGTGTCCTTGGTGGAAGCGGCAGTAACCGTTAAACGCAAGCATCCGTTAGCGGAATGCGAGAAGTGTCCGTTAATGAAGGCTCCGTGCGCTCTGTCAAGTGGGCCAGAAGATGCTAAGATTATGGTGGTATCTCGGTCACCTGGGTATCACGAGGCTTTCTCAGGTAAGCCATTCAGCGGAATGTCCGGCAAGGTACTGGACTATCTGTTGAAAGAACAGGGAGTTGAGCGAAGTGAGGTTTTTGCGACGAACGTGGTTCTCTGCCACACCGATGATCCCCCAAAAGAAGCAATCGAAGCATGTTCTCCGCGTCTTAGCGCCGAACTACAAGATCGAGATACAATTATCGCAGCAGGAGCTGAGGCAGTTAGTGCATTACTCGGAAAAGGGACAGTCACTTCTAATAGGGGAAGAGTCCATACAACTGTATCTGGAACTAGGGTTATCGCCACTACAAATCCAGCTGTTGTGCTCAGAGATGACTCTACCTTTCCCTCATTGCAGCGTGACTTTAGACTCGCCCTAAATCCGATACCAGCGCCAAAGCTACCACAGGTAAGGTGGACAAACGATGTTGACGAAGCGAAAAGATGGATTCGAGATATCATTGGCAGACAACTTTCAAGACTTGCCTGCGACATTGAAACGAGAGGATTGGCACACGACGCTGAAATTGTTAGCTTCGGACTATCTGCGACCGGAGATAGAGCGATTGCGTTTGGAGAACGGGTTTGTGCCGATAAGGATTGGTTTGATAACTACCTTCGACCCCTCTTACAATCCGACAAATGTGTATATGTATGGCACAACGGCAAGTTCGATATACGGAATCTCAAACATAAGGGCATCAATGCACGATTAGATGAAGATACCATGTTATTGTCCTATGCTTTGGATGAGCGTAGTGACGAGGAACAGGTGCATAAGCTGGAACACCTACTTACTTGGGAGTTTGGTTGGCCTCAATACGATCCACCGATTGTAAAGCAGTTCAAGACTAATGCAGATAAAAAGAACGCAAACGGTTCCTGGGCCTACAACGTACCAGATGCTCTGTATTCTTACAATGCAATGGATTGTGCAGGAACCTTACAGTTGCTCGACTTGCTCACTGAGCGCGCGGTATCTGATGACGTCATAGGTCTATATAGAAATAGACTACTTCCGATCTCTGTGGACTTCATCACTCTGGAACTCAACGGATTCAGATACGATGTAGATAGAGCCGCAGATATGCTAGAAGATGAAGTACGTCCACAGCTTAATGAGTGGCGTGCAGAACTTCAACTAAAGGTAGGAGATGGCAACTACAATCCTAACAGTCCGCAGCAAAATGCGAGACTTGTGTATGATACTTGGAACGTTAAGCACGGAATTAAAAGAACAGGGAAAGAGCGATCTGTTGATAAACCTGTCTACCTTGAACTTGCAGCAGGTAGATTCGGGATTCCTTTTGACACCCGATATGCAACTCAAGAAGATAACCCGACCTACTCGTTAATTATCGAATGGGCTAAACTCTTAAAGGAGTTCAAGGCACTTGACAAACAACGAGGAACATATTTCGAGGGTCTTATCCTTAGGGCAATTGAGTCCAGTGAGCGTAGAATCCATTCCGATCTTAAACCTACGGGTACCGTTACTGGACGTCCGTCAGGCAGCAGACCGAATCTACTCAACATTACGCGACCAAAAGCCGGCTTACCTAACATACGATCGCTTTTTATCGCAGATGTGGGATACCGGATTTTTAACGCCGATTACTCTCAAGCTGAGTTGCGAACAATCGGATGCTTGTCAGGCGACAGTGGGCTTAGTAATGCCTACAAGCGCGGATTGGACATTCATAGTATCTCAGCTGAAAGATTTTATGGCCCGAACTTCACATATGAACAGAGGTCCCGCGCTAAAAACATGAACTTTGGAGTTCCGTATG